TCTATGGCTATTATATCAAACGGCTTGTTAAGAAACAATAGGATATGTTAATAACTTTAGAAACGGCAATTTTAGCGATAATGGCGTATTTATTGGGTTATGCCTATGCCCGCCTCTTAAAAGATAGCTCAAAATTGACCGCTAAGGCACTTTTAGAGGATACCCTTGATAATCTATCAGCTCGCTTGCCCGCAAAGAAGATAAAGGTATTTGATAAAAAGACGATCAGACCAGAAGAAGAAGATAGAAACCCTAATAAATGACCGAACCTAAAGTATTAGCGAAGACAAAGAGAAAAGCCCCTCGCTTTGTAAGAGATTACATAGAGAGCGGATTCAATGGAGCAGAAGCCGCCAGGAGAAACTTTGATATAGATATGACAAAAGAAAATAGCACGATAACCGCAGCTGTAATAGGAAATGAATACTTAAATAAACCTTATTATAAGAAGACATTAGAGGAAGCATTGGAGAATAAGCTCAATGATGATGACATAGGTAAGATAATTCGACGCAACGCTAAACAAAATAAAAACCTCCCAGCAAGCAACGCCGCAGTTGATATGGCTATCAAAGTAAAAGGAGGATACGCTCCTGAAAAGAGAGCAAACTATAACCTTAATATGTCCGACAAAGATCTTGATACCCGTTTAGAAGAACTAGAAGAAGAAATGAAGCGACTCAAGCTGCTTGATGCCCCGCAATAGGAGAGAAGTCATAGAGGAATATGATCAACTAGTGAGTGAGAAGCGTAAGAGGATAGCCGAACGCTCATTCCCCGCATTCATAAGCGCATATCTCAAAGCCCACCAGACAGTCCAAAGCGCAGAGATACATAAGGAGATGGTAGAGATGCTAGGCAGGATGGTAAGCTCACCACAGAGGGTAGAATTGAGCGAATATAAGCGTATAGACCAGAAGGGGGAGGGGGGGGTGCGCCCCCATACGGAAGGCAGAAGTTTCTATTTACCACCGACACAAATTTTTTCTAAAATTCAAGAACGAACCCCTATTGACACTCTAAACAGATTGTTGTTCCTTGCTCCCAGAGGGTTTGCTAAAAGCTATTATTGTTCCTTCTTTTTTGTTCTTTGGCTGGCTCTTTATGCTAAGAAGGAGGATATTTTCATCGTCTCCGCCACCATATCTCTTTCAGAATCCCTTTTGCGGAAAATTCGGAATGAGATTGAAAACAATGAGCTTATCTTGAAGGACTTCGGGGATATGAGGTCTCCTAAATGGACGGAGGGGACTTTGATTTTAAGTAATGGAGTCCAAATTACTGCTAAGGGAAGGGGGTTTCAGATTCGGGGTTTCCGCCCTGATATGGTCATCTGCGATGATTTAGAAGATGAGGAGGTCATTTACTCCAAAGACCAGAGAGACAAAACGGAGCATTGGTTTTACCGGACACTCCTGCCTGCCTTGAAACCATCTCAGGGGCTTTTGTATGTCGGGACGAAACTTCATCAGTTCGCCCTCATAGCTAAATTGGAAAAAAAGGAAGAGTTTACTAAGAGATTTTATCGAGCGTTGGTGGATGGGAAGTCGACTTGGGAAGCCCAATTCCCAACGGAATACCTCAAGAACCTCAGAAAGGAGATGGGGACTTACGCTTTTGAGGCGGAGTACCAAAACAACCCCATCTCACTTGAAGACCAGCCCGTCAAACCCCATATGTTGGATGGGGTGTCCATTAAAGGGAAGCTCGATTCTCTGGTCTTGGCAGTAGACCCTGCCATTTCGGAGAAAACAAGTTCAGATGAGAGGGCTTTTGTCCTAATCGGGAGATACAGGGACGAAGACGGGATTACGGGCTTCAAAGAGGTCTATTCCGAGACGGGAAGGTGGCCGATTTCCGAACAAGTGGAAAGAATCATTGATATTTATAAAAGATACGAGCCGACAAGGGTGATTCTGGAGGAAGTGGCCTTTCAGAGGGTTTACAGGGATGTTCTGCTCCAAGCCGCTCGAAAACAGGGCATTTTCATCCCCATCTCTTCGGCGGAGCTGGGAGTGGGGCCGACCAAAAGACCGAAAGACAAGTTCACAAGATTGATGGAGGTCGTCCACCTCTTCGAGCAGAAACTGGTGGAGGTTCAAAACCCAAAACTCTACGAAGAATTGACTTCTTTCCCTCACGGGGATTCGGATAATATGGTGGATGCCATTGTTTACGGACTCTACTACCTCATAAAGTACGGGAAGGGGGGGTTTCGGGGCAAGAAAGAGCTTATAAGCAGGGCTATCGAAACAAAAAAAGGTGCTTGGCATATGAAAGAAGTCCGTCCAGGAGTTTTCGCCGCCGTTTCTGGCGAGAGGCCGATATTCGAGGAGAAAAAGACGAAAGTAATCTACTTGGATAGATGATTGTCTCTTTTTGGTGTAAAAGATGTAAGTTAGACCAAGATTTGCCCGCCGAAAAACGATACTATTATGGCGGTGGGGAAAAGTTTGTGTCGAAGTGTAAGTGCGGGGAAGAATTGATGAGATTGATTACCGAAAAACATCTCGACCCCTACTTTAGAGAATCCGAAAAACTGCGAAGGCAGAGGGCGATGATGGAAAAGGAACTAATCCAGCCCAGCGACCCCCGATTCAGGACTCTCTACAAAGACGAATATGATAGAATTGAAAAAGCAAAAGAAAATTATGAGAATGAAATTAAAAAACGCAAAGAACGCATTACGAGGTATAAGAAAGAGCTTGTCCACGACTACGATAAGGAAGCTGTCGGCAAGGTTTTGGAAAAACATTTATTAAATGTTGGGTGACGAAAAAGAGATAGGAAATATCGGCGAACCCTCTGCGAAGGAGGAGTTTGACATTGGGATTTCGGACAAAGACCTGCTCCGCCAAATCCAGGACTGGGAAAAAGATTCCGAAACTTATTACGGGCAGTTAAGGACGATTTGGGATATAAACGAGGACTATTACAAGGGCATCCAGACGGATGTCCAGAGAATCTACGGCAAGTTTTCCAGGGCGGTGGAAAACAGAATCTTTATGGCGTTGGAGACGATGATTCCGATTGTCACCGCCCGCCTTCCCGAGATTGAAGTCCTTTCGCTAGACGACGCTGAGGTCGCCCAGATGAACGCTGAAGACTTGAAGGACATCCTTCTCCATCAGCTGGAACGGCTGGGGATCCAAGAGAAAATGGAGCGGTTCATCCGCAACATGATTATCAAGAGGTATGGGGTGTTCAAGGTTGTGTGGGATAAGGCGAATGACGATGTCGGACTCATAGAAATTGACCCGAAGAGAATCCGTATTCCTCGGCACGGAAAAGAAATCAAAGACCTCAAGTATCTCATAGAAGATTTAGAAATCTCATACGACCAGGCGGTTATTTACTTCGGGAAGGAGAAAGCCGATGAGCTGAGGAAGATGGGGGCGAATCTCGTCCAGCGGACTTTTCAGCCAGAAAAAGTTCGGAGAGCCACCTTTAGCGTCCAGGAGGTGTGGACGAATGAGTTTGTGGCGTGGAGGGCGGGAAGCCAGATTCTCAAAAAAGAGAAGAATCCTTTTTACAAGTTTGATGACGAGAAAGCGAACCACCTTGCGATTCCCCTCATGCCTTACATTATCAAGTCCCTTTTCCAAACTAAGGAATCTATCATTGGGGATACTGATTACATTCAACAGGTTAAGCCCATCCAGGACAATATAAATATCAGAAAGAGGCAAATTGAGGATATCGTGAACAAGGTGGCTGACCCGCCGCTTCTTATAGATTCTGATGCGATGAGCGAGGAGGAGGTGGCCAACATCACCAATGAGCCAGGCAAGATTTTCTACGGGAAGGATGTGGCGACTAAAGTTCAGTTCGCCGCCCCAGGGCAAGTTCCCGCATACCTGTTTAATGATTTAGAATCTTCAAGAAACGAGTTTGACAATATCTGGGGTTTCCACTCCACGACCAGAGGCGAGAGAGAGGGCAGGGAGACTTTAGGCGGACGCAAACTCTTGAAACAGGGTGACCTTGGGAGGGTTGATTCAGTCGCCCGCCAAGTCGAGAGAGCGTTGAACGACATCGCCGACTATATGACCCAGCTTATTAAACTTTTCTACACCGATAAGCGGGCTTTCCCGATTCTAGGGGATGACGGGAAAAGATTTGTGAGGGAATTCTCGCAGGATAAGGTTGAGGATGTTCGCCTTATTGTAAGACCAGGTTCCACCCTCCCTAAGGATGAGGTGACGATTCACGATGAAGCCATCATTCTCTGGCAGAATAAAGCTATCGGCCCGAAAACCCTCTACAAGATGCTGAAGTTAGCCAACCAACCCGACGCTCTCCAGGATTTGAAGGACTTTATGACGGGGGCGTTTGCCAATCCCCAGGGCGGGGGCGAGCCAGCACCCATTCCAGGTGAGACGGGCGGCGCGGGCGAACCGCTAAATGAAATGGTCGGAGCACAACAAGTATAATGAGCAAACACGGAACGAAGCAACATAAGATTTCCGAGAAAATCCGTAAGATTATGCACGAGGGTGTAAAAGGCAAGAAGGTTAAGGTGAAGCAAGCCGCCGCGATAGCTTACAATATGGCTCGGAAGGGGAAACTCGGCAAGATGGCGAGCAAACTTAAAAGCTAATTTGCTATAATAAAAACAAATCAAGGGCGTGAGGAGACACCCCTCATTAAAAAAGCGTAAATCAAGGCGATAACTTGTAAAATATGCCAGAGGATGAAACAACGGTAGAAAATACCGAAACCGAGGAAACATCCGACCTCGAAACCGAGCAGAAAGAGAAAACTGTTCCTTATGACCGCTTTAGTGAGGTTTATAAGGAAAAGAAAGCTCTTGAAACTCGAATCACCGAACTCGAAAAGAAAGAAGACAAAGGCACCTTAACTGACAAACAGCAGCAAGAACTGGAAGCTAAAAAGTATTTACAAGGTCTAATCCATGAAACTCTTTCTGAAACAGAAAAGACGAAGGAGCAAAAGGAAAAAGAAGAACTTGTCCAGTTTGAAACTGAAGTAAAGGATTTTCTGGCTCTTAACCCAGAAGTTAAGAGAGCCGACTTCGTAAAGTTCTTGAAAGACGAGGCTGACGGCTACGGATCGACGGGCGTTGAGGGAGCAGGAAAACTATTCCTGAAACTTAACGACATTGATGCCAAGGCTACCGATAAGGCGAAAGCCGACATCAAGAAAAAGCCAGGTCTCCCAGAAAACGAAGGAGGAGGGTCTTCAACGGGCTACAACCCAGAGACAGACCGAGGAAAATCATTGGGTCAGTTGGCCCACGACAAAATCAGAGAGTTCGGCCTTAAGTAAAAGGTCGTTGAAAAAAACTAAATAATACAGATTTATGCCAGCTTTAACACAGCGTGTCACTGATATTACTCAGGACACATTCTTCCCTGCGATGACAGACAACATCTACTCAGGGAACGTGTTGACAGCGATTCTTTCGAGAAGCCCTCGAACATGGCGTGGCGGAACTCCAATCAGAGTTCCCGTCTACCTAATGAG